GTCCCCTACCGCGTCCGCCAGTTCCGCCAAGTGATGCCCGAGTGGGGCACCCGCGGCACCTGATCAATCACCAACCGGAGACGACGAATGAGCTACTCAAACCCCATGCACCACGACGCCATGAAGCCTATGCCTGCCAAGTTCCGCAGCGCCTTCGCTGCCTTCAAGAAGATGGGCGTGCCCGTCTACCAGCACCCCGACGACAGTCGCAACTTCTCGATTGACGCTGAGGCGTCTGACGCCGAGCGGTGGGTCGACTACTACGGCAACCCGTACCGCGAAGACCTCGTGTTCGGTGTGCACATCGACCTCGAGCGCGAGCTGCAGAAGCGCGGCCTGTACGCCGAGTGGGTCAACCCCGGCCGCCTGGCGGTGTACGAGGGCTGACATGAACGAAGCCCTAATCGATGCCATCGAAATCGCAGCCGTGGCCCACGATGGCCAGGTCGACGGTGCCGGCAGGCCGTACCTCCTGCACTGCCTGGCCGTGCTGCGCACGGTGGCCAAGAAGCTGCCGAACAACATTGACGCCCAGGTGGCCGCGGTGCTGCACGACGTGCTCGAGGACACATCGGTGACGACGATCACCCTGCTGCTGCAAGGCGTCAGCCGTGAGGCCATCGACCTTACAGTCATTCTCAGCCGCGAGCCCGACGAGACCTACGAACAGTTCATCGACACCGTCATCAAGGCCGGCCCGGTGGCCATCACGATCAAGCTCGCCGACATCAAGCACAACCTGTCGCGCATCGACGGCCTGCCGACTGCACGTCGCGCCAAGCTCGAGCCACGCTACCGGGCGGCCAAAAAGAAGTTGACAAAAGCACTGGGACTTACTCTTTCACAGACTTCACAACTGTGATGTAATTCTTCTGTCGGCGATGAGCTGACACCGACCCGGAGGCTCCGGGCAAGAAAGGAAATCGAATGAAGCTGGAGATCCTGATCAAGAACGTGTACGGCAACGAGATGTACTACCCGAAGAACAACTCTGCCAAGTCGTTCGCCAAGCTGACCGGCAAGAAGACGCTGTCGATTGCCGACCTCAAGATTGCAGAGACAGAGCTCGGTTACGAGATCGAATTCTTCATCGACGGTTCCGTCGTCGCCGCCGCCTTCGCCTGATCGGAGACACCATGCCCCGCGTGATTTTCAACAAGCTCCTCGGCGGATGGTTCATCGTCCGCGGCCCGCACCAGACCCCGATCGGCGGCCGCTTCGACTCCCGCGCCGCTGCCCTGGCCCACCTCAACCGCGCTCGCTAAGGAGACCAGCATGTCCGCATACCTCGTACCCGACTACCACATCAACGCCCTCGTGAGCTGGGCTCGCGACCGTCACGGCTCCGGCGCCGTCAGCTACTACTGGGGCGGCCGCCGTCGCGAAGTCCGCGGCGACGAGAAGCGCATTGCCAGCGTGCTGTACGCCGAGAACGTGCGCAGCGTCAACAGCCGCTACAAAGAGCACGACCCCGCGCACGGCTTCAAGTTCCAGTACGTCTCCAACGTGCTCAACCCGATCGACGTGATCAAGGGCTGCCACGGTTACGGCTACCAGGCCTGCGAGACCGACGACTGGGAGCAGAGCGAAGCCTTCGCCATCATCGCGGCCATCAGCCAGTCCGCCATCCGCGCCCTGCCCGGCTACCAGGAAAGCAACGCCTGGTGCATCAGCGGCCCCAAGTTCAACCTGAAGGAGACAGCATGAACAAGCTCAACATCAAGGCCACCAGCATGTCCGTCATGCACGGCCACCCGCTGGACCGCCGCGGCTGCTACGTCGACGTCACGCTGCACCTCAGCGACGACCAGATTAAGGACGCGCTGTACGAGCTGATCAGTTCGCTGCGGCTTTCAGAGGTCGAGCACATGCTGCGCAACGAGTTCCCGGACCTGTTCGAAAGCGCTTGACCAGCATCACAATGCTGATACACTTCTAACCGAGACGCACGTTTTTAACCACTCCGAAAGGACGCATCATGCAAGCAATCTCCCTCTCCGAGCTCATCGCCGCCCGCATCGCTGCCAAGCGCATCGAAGACGAGGCAATCGCTGAGCGCCGGCTGATCGACAAGCAGATCGCCGAAATGCTGAAGGACCCGGCCAAGCCAGAAGGCTCCATCAGCCAGCGCACCGAAGGCTGCAAGGTCACCGTGACCTACAAGATCGACCGCAAGGTCGACACCGACGCGCTGACCAAGGCCTGGGACACCCTGTCCGCCGCGACCACCAACGCCTTCAAGTGGAAGGCCGACGTGTCGGTCTCTGAGCTGCGCAAGCTCGCCCCTGCTGACGCTGCCGCTGCAGCCGTGTTCATCACCAGCAAGGAAGGCTCCCCTTCGATCACGATCGAAGCGGTCTGATCTCTTCCCCGGGCAATATCACATTGCCCATTTTTTCCCACTGCCTGGAGACGACATGGCAATCACCCTCACTTCCACCAAAGACAGCGCCGCGCTTAACGGCCTGAAGTTCCTGGTCCACGGTCCCGCGGGCGCCGGCAAGACCTCGCTCTGCGCCACCACTGGCGAGCCCACCGTGATCATCAGCGCCGAGTCCGGCCTGCTGTCACTGCGTGGCGTCGACATCCCGGTCATCGAGGTCAAGACCCTGGACCAGCTCTACGAGGCCTACGACTTCGTGACCAACACCGAGCAGGGCCAGGCCTTCAAGTGGATCTGTCTGGACTCCATCTCGGAGATCGCCGAGGTGGTGCTCAACCACGAGAAGAAGGTCGCGAAGGATCCTCGCCAGGCCTACGGCGCGTTGGCCGAAAAGATGACGGATCTGATCCGCGCCTTCCGCGACCTGCCCGGCCGCAACGTGTACTTCTCCTGCAAGCAGGAGCGCGCCAAGGACGAGCAGTCGGGCGCGATGCTGTACTACCCCGCCATGCCCGGCAACATGCTCAAGCAGGGCGTGGGGTACTTCTTCGACTTCGTGTTCGCCCTGCGCATCGAGAAGGATGCGGACGGCAACCCGACCCGCTGGCTGCAGACCAGCCGCGACTACAACTACGAGGCCAAGGACCGCTCCGGCAGCCTCGAGATGTTCGAGTCCCCCGACCTGTCGGCGATCGCCGCCAAGGTCATCTCCACCACCGCCAAGTAACTCCTGAAAGGACACCCATCATGGCGCAATTTGAGTTCAACACCGACAGCGTTCAGAAGCGAGAGAACAGCTACGAGCTGCTGCCCGCGGGCTGGTACACCGCGCAGGTCACCGAGTCGGAGATCGTGCCCCTGAAGTCTGGCAACGGCCAGGCCCTGAAGCTCACCATCGAGGTGCTGCAGGATGGCTACCGCGGCCGCAAGGTGTGGGCCCGCCTGAACGTGCGGCACACCAACCAGGTGGCCGAGCAGATCGGTCAGCAGCAACTGCGCGAGCTCTGCGAGTCCATCGGCCTGGCGCGCTTCCGCGACACGAGCGAGCTGCACAACAAGCCGATGCAGATCAAGGTCAAGATCCGCAAGGACGAGTCCGGCCAGTACGAAGACCAGAACGACGTCAACGGCTTCAAGCCCGCGGCCGGTGGCGCAGCTCCCATGGCTGCTGCCGCACCCCGTCCCGCTGCACCTGCAGCCAACGCACCCGCAGCCGGCGCCACGCCCCCGTGGCAGAAGCGCGCTGCCTGATTCCCGCAACAACAGGAGAAGCCTGTGAATGAAGTGACCGTGACATTACCGATCGACTCGATCAACGCCGCCCTGGTGGCGTTGTCGAAGTTCCCCTATGACCAGGCCCAGCCGCACATCGACTTGATCAAGTCCCGTGTCGATGCGGTGATCAAGGCCGCGCAAGATTCCCAACCCGCTGAAGAAGGAGAACCGCAGCAATGACCACCCGTATCTACGCCGTCGAAGGTCCGCAGGGCTTCCACCTCGTGGAGGCCGGCACCAAGGTCGGCGCCCTGCGCCACGTCGCCGAGAAGCACTTCACCGTCTCGGTGGCCAACCAGAAGACCCTGGTGGCCGCCATGAAGGACGGCGTGCAGATCGAGACGGCAGGCGCCGACGAGAGCCAGGCCACGTCCTGATCCGTGTGGGCCCGCAAGGGCCTGCAGCGGTGAGGGCCCGCCCCTGGGAGATCCCGGGGGAGGCCACGGGTCCTCACCCCTGCAACGACACGAGGAGTGTCCCCACATGGCCACAGTGCCCGCACCCATGCACACCACCGCCGAGATGATCTACCGGGCCTACGAGTCCGACGCAGACGACGGCCACCGCCCGCACCTGGGCGCATCCCTGATCGGCCACGCCTGCGAGCGCTACCTGTGGCTGACCTTCCGCTGGGCCAAGGCCAAGAAGTGGCCTGGCCGCATGCTGCGCCTGTTCGAGACCGGCCAGCTCGAGGAGCCGCGCATCGTGGCCAACCTGCGCCGCATCGGCGCGCAGGTGCACGAGACCGCGCCCGACGGCAAGCAGTGGCGCGTGTCCGCTGTCGGCGGCCACTTCGGCGGCAGCATGGACGCTGCAGCCGTCGGCCTGCCTGAGGCACCGAAGACCTGGCACGTCCTGGAGTTCAAGACCCACAACGACAAGAGCTTCAAGGAGCTGCTGACCAAGGGCGTCGAGAAGTCCAAGCCGCAGCACTGGGCGCAGATGCAGACCTACATGGGCCTGACCGGCATGGAGCGCGCCATGTACGTCGCAGTCTGCAAGAACACCGACGAGATCTACACCGAGCGCGTGGAGTTCGACCCGACTGAGTTTGCCAAGATCATGGCCCGCGCCGAGCGCGTGATCACTGCGGCCGAGCCGCCGCTGCGCTGCTCGAACGACCCGAGCTGGTACGTCTGCAAGATGTGCGACTTCCACAGCCTGTGCCACGGCGAGGAGGCGCCCGACGTCAACTG